ATTAGATAAGATATATGATTTTTTTGGTTTAGAAAGTTATGAACATGATTTTAAAAATGTTAAACAATTAACTCATGAAGATGATAAAGTACATGGAATATTTGGTGATCATAAAATTCGTAAGGTTGTAAAACCTGTAAAAGAAACATATAATAAAATATTAGGTGAACAATTATCAAAGGATATAGTTAATTCTTATCAATGGTTTTACGAATATTTTCAATATTTATAATTAACTTTAAAATACAAATATGAGTTGGACCTATAAAACACATAAAATAGGGGACATTACTCAATTTCCAGAAAATACATTTGGTTTCGTTTATATAGTTACACACAACCCCACTGGAAAATCATATATTGGGAAAAAAGTCTTATTTCATAATAAAAAAAAGCGACTTGGTAAAAAAGAGTTAGCTGCATTAACTGGAATTGTTGGACGTCGTCCTACCTATAAATTAGAAGTTAAAGAATCGGATTGGATAAATTATTATGGTTCCCAAAAAGACATTAAACAACTACTTTTAGAAGGTAAAAAAGATGAATTTGAACGTACAATTTTAAAAATGTGTCCTAATAAAAAGGCAATGACATATTTTGAAATAAAATACCAAATGATATACCAAGTGTTAGAAAAACCAGATGAATTTTTTAATGATAATATTTTAGGTAAGTTTTTTACAAAAGATCTACAAGACATAGATTTTGATGAAAACCTCGTGCCTGAGGTTAAATAGTTTTATATATTACCCCTATGGGAAATACGTTATCAATAATCGGCCGAGGGACTGTTGGCTGTTTAAATGCTTTAAAATTTAGTAATTTAGGTTATGATATAAATTGGTATCAAGACCCACACATTTCCCCTTTATCAGTAGGAGAAGGTGCTGATTTATCTTTATCTCATTTTTTAAGTACTGAATTAAATTTTAGTTATGAAGATCTTATTAAAATTGGTGGTCATCATAAACATGGGATTGAAAAAATCAATTGGACAAAAGATACTTTTACTCATTGGTTTGAATTAGGAAGATCTTCTATTCATATCAATGCTACTAATTTACAAAATTTTATAATTGATAAAATATCATCAAAGGTAAATATCATAGAAAAAAATGTAAAACATAGTGAATTAGGATCTTATGTAATAGATTGTTCTGGAAAACCACCACTTTTAGAAGAAAGAAACTCAACACCCATACCAGTAGATAGTGCTTATGTAGTACAATGTCCTTGGGATAAACCTAAATTTAGTAAAACATTATGTATTGCACAAGAACATGGATGGGTATTTTTAATTCCTTTACAAAATAGATGTTCAGTAGGCTATTTATATAATAGTAATTTTTCTAATATAGAAACAATAAAAACTTCTGTTAATAATGTATTTAGTCAATATAATCTAACTCCAACAGAAAGTAAAAATTTATCTTTTAATAATTTTTATAGAAAACATAATTTTAGAGGAAAATTTACATATAATGGAAATTCATCTTTTTTTCTAGAACCCATAGAGGCAACATCCTTAAACACCGCAATTGCCGTAATAAAACAAACTGACTTATTATTAAAACATGAAGTGTCCTTTAAGGATGCTAATAAAAGATATAAAAACTTTTTAGAAGAAACTATAGATATTGTTATGTTACATTATTTAGTAGATCCTCCATTTGATAGCCCATTTTGGAAAATGGCAAACCAAAAAGCTATAGATTGGTTTACTAAAAGATATAAAGAATATCCTAGAATTAATATAATTACCCAAGAAGGTGAATATGATTATTCTACTTGGTATCAAGAAAGCTTTAAACAAAATTTAAAAGGTTTAAATTTATATGAGAAATTAAATCAAATAAAAAATGGTTAATCAACTATTAGTTACATTAGTAAACTCAGTGTTGGGTTCAGGTAAAGCAACAGCTAGAAATAATTATGCTTACCATTGTCCTTTTTGCAATCACCATAAACCTAAATTAGAAGTTAATCTAACAGAAAACCGTGAAGGAAAAAATCCTTGGCATTGTTGGGCGTGTAATGTAAGAGGAACTACTATATATAATTTATTTAAACAATTAAAAACTGATGTAAGTAAATTTACAGAACTTAAATCCTTAGTTACAACCTCTAAATCAATAAAACAAACACAAGTTGTATCTAGTGTTGTATTACCTACTGAATATATTGACCTAAATAACGTTGATACTAGCGATATTATGGCTAGGCACGCGCTTGCATATTTAAAAAATAGGCATATAAGTAAATACGATATAATCAAGTATAATATAGGTTATTGTAAAGAAGGTTTATATAAAAATATGATTATTATACCAACATATGACGCAGATGGTAGATTAAATTATTTTACTGCTCGCTCATTTGAAAAAGAACCGTATATTAAATATCGTAATCCATCAGCAAGTAGAGATATAATACCTAATGAACATTTAATAAACTGGAATGTACCAGTTATTTTATGTGAAGGGTTATTTGATGCTATAGCTATAAAAAGAAACGCAATTCCTCTATTAGGGAAAAACATACAGAGTAGTTTAATGAAAAAAATAGTTACTTCTGTAGTAGATAAAATTTATATTGCATTAGATAGGGATGCAATTAAACAAGCTTTAAAATTCTGCGAAAAATTAATGGCAGAAGGTAAAGAAGTCTATCTTGTAGATTTACAAGATAAGGATCCGAGTGAAATGGGTTTTAAAAATTTCACAAAACTGATACAAAAAACAGTTCCTTTAACCTATTATAATTTAATGGAACATAAATTATCTATATGATCAAAAAATCATACAATAGAATACTAGAGATCTCAGACGATCACAAACAAATTACATTACCTGATTCAAGGTATTACAGACGTAATGGTGAGTATTATCCATCAATTACTTATGTTTTAAATTGTTACCCAAAAGGTAAATATTTTCAAGACTGGCTTAAAAAAGTAGGACATAGTGCTGATTGGATTGTTAAAAAAGCAAGTGAAGAAGGTACTGCAGTACATGAAATGATTGAGAAATATTTTACAGGTGAAGAAATAACTTATCTTAACAAAGATGGTTATCCTAAAATGAATCCACTAGTGTGGCAAATGTTTTTACGTTTTGTTGATTTTTGGGAGACACATAAACCAACATTAATTGAAACCGAAGTACATTTATTTAGTGAAGAACTAAAAGTAGCTGGTACTTGTGATTTAATTTGTGAAATTGATGGTGAACTATGGGTTATTGATTTTAAAACATCTAACCATTTACAAACTACTTATGATTTACAAGGTGCAGCATATGCTCAGTGTTATAAAGAATGTTATGGTAAAGAAGCAGCACGTGTTGGTATACTATGGTTAAAATCTAAATCTAGAGGTGTAGATAATTCAGGTAAACGTTTAAAAGGTAAAAATTGGGAAATTTTTGAATCACCAAGATCCCAAGAAGAAAATATAGAAATTTACAAATCAGTAAAAAGTATATTTGATATTGAAAATCCTAAACATAAACCTGCAACAACTTCATTTAAAACTACTGTAAAGAGAACCGCGTAAAAATTTGGTTACCTGGGATATTTTTCGTATATTTACGCGTTCGAAAGTTTCGGACTGTTAATTAAAGGTTATGAAAAAAATAGTATATTTACACGGTTTAGAAAGTGAAGCAGGAGGAACAAAGGTATCTTTCTTATCATCAAAAGGCACAGTTTATGCTCCTGCAATGGATTATGAAACATTAAATTTAGATGAATTTATTTATACATTAGGCATGCCTGATTTAATTATTGGTTCTAGTATGGGTGGTTATGTTGCTGATATTATTGGTTCAAGATTAGGGGTTGATGTTTTATTATTTAATCCTGCTTTACATAGTAGAGAAATAGATCCTGGATATGAATATTATAGTAACCCATATAAACGTACAATTATTTTAGGTACTGAAGATGATGTTATTGATCCTGAAATAACTAAAAAACTATGGTCTGTTCATGGTAATGCAGCAATACATGATGAAATAGAAGGTATGGGTCATAGAACACCACTTAATGTTTTTGTCAATATGTATGATAAACATGCTTAATTATGATCAAATTAATAGATCTATTAAATGAAATAGATATTCCAAAAAACTCATGGAAACCCATATCATCTGATGAACTTAAAGATGTAGAAGATGACATCTTAGATTTAATTCAAAATGCTTACGGACCAATTGGTGGTCATCCTAACTATAAATCAGTGGGTGACTTAGCAGGTTCAGATTATGAAGTTATCGATTTAGATGATGACCCAGAAATAGACGCTGTTACAGTAACTAAGAAAAGAGCAGGTGGAACTAAATACGTTGGTTTAGGACATGATGGTTCAAGCCAAAGTAAAAGAGGTTCAATAGGTCGTACGATTGATGGGTTAAGTAATTCAGGAACTTACATTGAAGCATCAGGTAAAATGGCTGATATATTATCTAAAGCAAATGTAACACAAGTTACAGATGAGGATACAAT